TCAGCGCGACCGGGGTCACCTCGGAGCCGCTCTCGACGTCGTCTCCGAGCAGCAGATGGACCTGTCCGAGCGCCGGCGCGGTCACTTCCGAGCCGCTCTCCGTGTCATCGCCGGCCAGCAGATGGACCTGTCCGAGCGCCGCCGCGCTCACCTCCGAGGCACTCTCGGCGTCGGCGCCGGACAGCAGATGCACCTGGCCGAGCGCCGCCGCCGTCACCTCGGAGGCACTCTCGGCGTCGTCGCCGAGCAATGCATCGACCGGGCCGCCGGCCGCCGGGCGCAGCGCAAAAGACGCGGCGAGCCAGGTATCGGCGGCGCCCAATTCATAGCTTCCCGGGTCTTCCGCTCCAGCCGTTGCAACGATCTTCGAGGCAATCCCGACCGTCGCGCCAAAACTTATCGAACCCAGCCCGGTATTTTCCTCCAGCAAATTGGTATAGCCAGTCGGCGGCGTGACAACCGTGGTGTCCCGGTCGTCCAGCTGGAATGTCGAGACAAACAAGGCGTCATCGGTGACTGTTGTAAGCGAGGGCGAGTCTGGAAACGCGGAAGCTCCGCCAAAGACCGAGGCCGGGCCGATGTCGATTGGCGTGGTTTCGTCCACGCCGCGCCAGGCCTGAAACGCGCAGGCAATTATTCTGTTGGTCTCTTGTGTGACGTCTACAGTGGTATCCGGGGTCGCCCCCATTACCTTGTAGGCCAATTGATTTCCGGGGCCGGCGGAGTCTATCTTTACAAGGTCGGTCCAACCCTGCCCGATGATGCCGTCATTGATGATGGTGAGGTCGGCCGCCAGAACGGCAATCACGATATCGCCGGTTTGCGTCGTCGGCAGACCGACGGTCACGGCTCCGGTGCCCTGCGCCACCCGCGCCGTCGTGTTGCCGACAAAGGTAATTGCCATGGCGAGCCGCCTCGCCTAGAGGGTTAACCGGCTCCGCGCCGCATGTACGGCGGCATTGCGCGCGCCGGTCATGTGCGGGGCCGGCACGTCGGGCTTGCCGAGTCGAGACGGTCCTGGGTTCCGAAGAACTCTATCGCGGCATCGGTGCTGATTGCCATTCGGACTCTCCTACTCCAGCCACGCAGCTCTCACCAATTCGATCTGGGCATTCAGCACATCGATATCTGCCCGCAAGACGGCGATGCCCGCAACCTGCACTGCGTCCGATGCCACCAGATTCCCGGCTGTGCCTTCAAGCGCCGTCAGCCGTGTTGACACGGCGTCGACCGCCTGGGCGAGCGCGGCGATCTGCGCGGTGTTCGCCGCCACCTGCGTCGTCAGCAGCGCCACCTGCACCGTCAGTTCCGGGTCTGGCACCGGGTCTGGCACCGGATCGGGCTCCGGCTCCGGGTCTGGTACCGGATCGGGTTCGGGATCGGGCACAGGATCGGGATCGGGCACCGGGTCCGGCACCGGATCGGGGGTCGCTCCGGTCTGCGGCCCGGCGTCGAGTGTAACGTCAAGATCGGAGCGGGTCATTTCAGCGCCAACTCCGAGCATCTCTATCGCACCGCCCGGCACCGCGCGCAGATCGGCGAGGGTGGCGTTGGGCACCAGCGCGTTCACAAACAGCTTGCCGTAGTAGTTCGCGGCGCCCGGATCGGTGTCCTGCGAACCGAAATTCTCGCCCACGCTCGCCCCGAAGATGATGTTTTTCGCATTGACCACGTTGCGGCTGACCGAATTTATGTTGATCTGCGGTATCCAGTTGGGACCGGACGTTGCGTGTCCGTCGTGCAAAAGCGTATTGTTCTGGACCACCAGCCCGTCGGCCTCCCCCACTGAGATGCCATGGACGAAGGCGCCGTAGATCACGTTGTCCTCGATCAGGATGTCGCGGTAGGCGCGGGCGTCGAACCCGAGGCCGATCGATTCATTGCCCATGAAGATCAGCTGCACGCTCTCGCCGGTGCCGACATCGAGGAAGTTGCCCCTGATGGTAATGTTTTCGGATCGGGTGCCGCCCGCGGGATTGAACAGCTGGATCATGTCGTCGTGGCTCAATGGCGACGCGGCGGCGTGAATCCAGTTGTCCTCGATCATCATACCGACGACGCCGGACATCTGGATCGCGTCGCCGCTGAACGAGTGGATATTGTTGCCGCGGATGGCGACGTTGTTGCTTTCATGGACACCGATAGCCCGGCCCCAGACTAAGCATTCGTTGTGCTCGATGACGATGTTGTCGGAGAACCAGACGCTCAGTCCGAAGCCGGTTCCCGAGCCGCCGGAGGCGGTGTCTCCGGAAAAAATGGAGTTGCGGATCGTGATGAAGGATGAGCTGTTGATATCGAATTTTCGCAAGGTGGACGGATCGCCAGAGGCATAGGTGTAGTCGAACAGGATGCCGTCGAAAATGAGGTGGCTTGCGTTCTTGATGTTGATGCCGGTGAAGAAGGCCGGATTGGCGGGATTCGCCGAGACGATTGTCACGTCCGACGCAAACTGGTTTTTTGGCGTCATGAAACCGTAGTTGCCGCCCGCAAGCTCGATCCTGTCGCCTCCGGCGGCGGCGGCAAGGGCGGCGGTGAGTTGCGTGGCGTTCGAGACACTGTGAATGGTCATGTCGGTGGCCTTTCGGAGTCTGCGCCAGGATCGGCCGTGGCTGATCGTGGCGCGATTGATCGTCACTTTCCCCCGGCGCCGATCGGAACCGGAGCGCGCGCCGGGCCGGATCAGGCCGCGTCGCGAATCGTCACGCTGATCGCGTCGAGCGAGAACGGGTTGCCCGCCGTCACCGCCTGCGAGGCGGTGAGGGAGCCGGTCACCAGCAGCAGCGACAGGCTGTCATCGGTCAGCGAATAATGGGTCGCGGTGCCGGTGGCGTCGATGGCGCCGTCGGTGATCGCCGCCACGATGACCCGCCGCCCGTCGACGGCGCCGTTCTCCGGCGCTCCGACGGCCGGCGCCGCCTTGGTGCCGAGCTTGTTGGTGCTGGACGCCGCGGTGAAGGTCGCCGGCTCGAGCGAGTTGATATACAGGGTCTCCACATCGGTATCGAGCACGGTCAACCCGCTGTCGAACACCTTGTCGTTGATGAACATCAGTTTGCCCCCCCGATGGCGCGCGCTCCGGCGACGGCGGCGGCCTGGTCGCCATGAAGATAGGTTTTCTCCGTCCACGCCCCGTCCTCGAGCGCGTAGACGTACCAGCCCCACTCGTCCTTGTTCGTCCAGTCGAGATAGGTCATGTCGCGCCCCTCGGCGATCACCTGGCCGTCCGCGTCGATCCCGCCCAGCTTGTAGTGGCGCGCGGTGTTGGCATTGTCGAGCAGCGCCGCGGTGGCGATCGCCCGCTTGCGCTCCGGCCCGCGCTCGACGCGCATCGCCCCGTCGATCTCGACCAGGCCGGGCCTGATTACGGTTTCCGTCATTGCACTCTCCTTTGCTCGAAGGGTTCAGGTGGAGCGGCGGCGGCTGCGCCGCGGATAAGGTCAGCCGGGGTCACGTCTGCGAGTCACGGGACCACGAAAACATGCGGCAGCATCAGGGATCTGGCGCCGCCCGGCAGCGCCACCGCCAGCGCTCCGACCACCACGTCCTCGCGGTGCTCGAAGCGATGCGCCGCGATCAGCTTGACCGCGTCGACCAGATCCTGCGGCAGGTCGGTCGCCGTGGTCCCGTATCCCGCCACGACATCGATCCGCACCGCATCGTAATGCGCCCTGGTGACCGGCCATGTCTTCAGATACGCCGGCGCCAGCAGTCTCGGTTGCGCCGATTTGACCAGGATGTATTCGCTCGGCGCCAGCGGCTGTGTGGCGCCCGCCGGATCGGTATATTCGACCTGGGCTATGCTCTGGACCGGCCAGACCGGAAGGCATAGCGGACCAGGGGGAAAGGCGTTCAGTGTGATTCTCAGCGTTCTGGTCGTCAGCGTAAGGTTGGTGAACGATTCGACCTCGGCGCGGGCGCCGGAGATGATCTCGGAAATCAGCGCGTCATCGTCAGGCGCGTCGACGCGCAGATGGGATTTCAGGTTTTCCAGCCCGATCGGCTCGGCCACCGGCGGCGTCAAGACCTCGACTGCCATCTCCGGTCACTTCCTGTCGGCTAATTCCGCGACCCCGCGCGCGACGAAGTGCATCGCCGACGTCTCGGCGATTTCATAGATCTTGCCTGCCTTGTAGGCTTCGGCTTCGGATGTCCCGGCGCGGAAATCCTTCACTTCGTAGTTTCGGGTGAATCTGATCTTCCGCTTGATTTCTGCAGCCATACCGGCCTCCCGTCAGGTTCGATTGAAATCCGGCGGCCCCGGTCAGGGCCACCGGCAGACCAGCCCGATCTCAGACGGCGACGATCTCGGCGACGCTCGCCAGGTCGCCGCTCGCCGCCTTGCCATGGCGCTTCGACATCCCGAGGAGGATCGCGCCCGCATCGGACGTGGCGCCGCCGACGGTCATCGACAGACGGGCATGGGTGTAGGCGTTATCGACATCCAGATCTTCCGCCCACAGGTTGATCACCGCCTGCTTGCCGTCGTCGGTGGCCTTGACCAGCTGGCTGATCGCCGCTCCGGCCACGTCCTTGACGCCGGTCCCGGCGCCGTCGGTCGCCTGTTCGATCTTCGCGTTCAGCGTCGCCGCGGCGCCGAGAACGCCGGCCATCACAACGGCCATCAGCTCGTTGTACTGGCTCATGTCGACCCAATCGCTGGTCACGGTCCCGACCGCAACCGCGTCGGGATCGATGGTACCCACGACCGCTGCGCGGTCGGACGGGCGGACTGTCTTCTGTGCCATTACTGGCCTCCATCACTGAAAGGTTGGAGAGGGCGCACGGAACGCCCCCCGATTGTTCGGACCGCGGGTCAGGCCCGTTCGTCGAGCGTGACGAAATGCGACTTCGTGTTCGATCCGTTCGCCGGCGCGACCGGCGCCGACAGATGCGGCTGGCCGCCGAACCGGAAGGTCCAGCGGAATGCCTCCATCGCGAAGTCGAAATACAGATGCGCCGACTGCGCGAACTGCGGCCCGTTGGTCCGGCGTGCGCCGTAGTAGCCCTTGGGCGAGACGAACTGAAGGTCGCCCTTGTCACCCAGCGTCTTCGCATGTTCCGAGAAGCGGATCGGGCGGCCCAGCAGAAATCCGCCGGGCGCGTTCTGCAATCCGGTCGCCGGCGGCGTCCATATCGGCTGATCGCCGATCGTCATCGTCGCCAGCTGCGGCAGCGTGTCCGTGTTGGTCAGCCAGAACGGCGAGTCGCTCGGAACGATCAGCAGCCGCGAGAACATCTTGAGGACATTCGCCGCGACGATGGTATCGGCGGGTTGTGCCGCTTCCTTGGCCACCGAGATCAGCGCCGGCGAATTGAACCAGCCGAGGGGCTGTCCGGCGCCGGTGCCGTAGATGATCGCGTCGTTGCGCTTCCAGGAAATTGCCTCGCCGGCGCGCCGGGTGATCCGCGAGGCCAGCCTCGGGGCATCCTCCAGCAACTCCTCCGTGGCGACCACGAAGGCATAGAGCTCGTGCAGCGGCATGCTGCGCGGATCCGTGGCCAGCTTGGACGGGGTCATCTGGATGGCCTCGGCCCGCCAGTTGGCACTGACGCCGGTCGCCCCCCAGGGCGTCGTCTCGTCCGCCAGGCCCCTCACCTCGCGGGCGTTGGTCGGCTCCTCGTCGATCAGGCTTGCGATATCGTCCATTCCGGTGACGATCTCGAAGATTTGCTCCCGGAAATCGACCGGCACCTCATAGCCCTCGCCGCTGGCCGCGCCGCCCGTGTGGAAGTTGGTCGGGGCGCCCATCACGCCGCCCGACAGCAGGCGCGCGTCGAGCGTCGGATTGCCGCGCCGGCACGCCGCATGGACCGCCTGGGCGAATTCGGCGACGTTCCGGAAGCCGCCCGTGGTCGCCGGGTTTGGCTCGTCCGTCATCATGTCGCCCGCCGGAACGCCGCGGATGACCCCAAGGCTCTGCCGCCTGTCGGTGGCCGCCTCGAGCCTCGATATTTCGGCCTGGTTCTTCTTTAACGCCGCCTTGATCTCGTCGAATTCGGATTCCTCCGCATCGGTCAGATCGCGATCTTCCTGCTCGGCCGTCATCAGCAGCGCATCGCCCTTCGCCTGAAGGTCCGCGACGATCTGCCGGAGTTCGACAATTTTCTTCGCCATGTCCTGGCTCCTTTTATCCAACCGGGCGATTGACGCGGATAACGGCCCCGGCCCGGCGACGGGGGGCGCTGCGTTCTCGGATTTGGCTTGTGTCAGATCAGCGCCAGGCGCCGGCGCTCGATCGCCGCCCTGGGCCGGCGGCGATGCTTGCTCGCAACCAGCTCGATCGTCGCCTCGATGGTGGCGATGCTATCGGCCATGCCAAGGCGCACCGCCTCCTTCGCCCCGACCATGCGCCCGCCGCCGAAATGCCTGTCGGTACTCTCCGGATCGGCCCGCACGTTCGCGACCGGCGCGCCTCTGAAACTCGCGATATCCAGGATGAAGCTCTCGTAATGCAGCGTGACTTGCCTTTGCAACGCCGCCCGGGCGGTGGCGTCCAGCGGCTGGAACGGATTTCCCTCGATCTTGCGTGGCCCCTCGAAGATGAAGGTTTTTTTGATGCCATCCTTGACCAGCTGCTCGCTGATATCCTCGTGCAGCATGTAGACGCCGATCGCGCCGACCTCGCCGGACGGGGTGACAACAATTTCGTCGGCGGCGGCGGCGATCCAGTACGCCGCCGACGCCGCCATGTTGTTGGCGACGGCGATGATCGGCCGGTCGGCGCTGTGCGCTTTGCGGATATCCGCCACCGTTTCGGGAACGAAATCCACCCGGCCGCCCGGAGAATCGATGTCCAGGACGATCGCACGCACATCCGGATCGCGCGCGGCCTCCCGGAAGGCGCCGCGGAAGCGCTCCAGCGAGACGGCGCCGGACATCTCCGACAGCATGTCGGCGCGCGGCGTGATCACGCCGTGCAGCCGCAACACCGCGATCCGGCCCTCCATCCGCGACAGCGAAGCTTCTTCCCGTGCTTCAAATCCGGGCGTCAGACCATCCGCGCGGAGAGCGAGAACGGAAAGAAGTTCGTTTCCTTTGCGCGCGTCGATGAACCAAGCGCCCGTTGCTACGGCGCGAAGAACACGTGATATGTCGTGTGTTGGTGCGGCGCGTTGCGAAATGCGCAAGCCTTGCGTGTCGCCGCCGCTTTGGTTGCGACCTGGACAGATTGAGCGCGCCTCATTCGCCGGGCCCTCATCGATCCCGGCGGCAACGGCCATTTCGTTGATTATTTGAGCGCGCGGACGATCCTCTGTTTCAGCCCGGTCAATAGCGTCGTTCAGGAGTTTTTCGAGTCGTTTAACCATCGATCAGGCTCCTCGGCTTCTATGAGACAGCATCATTGTCGTCCCTCTCGTTGCTTTTTCCGGTCGTCCCGACATTCGGCGGATCGGCGTATTTGTCGCCCTTGGGGCCGATGCCGTTCTGGTTTTCCAGGCGCCGCACCTCGTTCACCGAAAGCCAGCCCCATTGACGCGCCTTGCCATAAGCCTCGAACCGCGCCTTGATGTCGCCGCGCAGCAGCCCCGCGACATTGAATTCGAAGGTGAACCGGTCCGGCGCCAGCATCAGGTGCTTGGCGATCGATCGCTCCAGTGTCTCGATGATCGGGGTCAGCGTGTCGACGACATATTCCAGCGCCTGCTGCTCGATGTTCGAGAACGTCGCGCGGTCGAGTATCCCGACCTTGTGCGGCGGCATGTGCCACAGCCGGGCGAGCGAGAGATCAAGATCCTTCCGGGTCTCCAGAAACTGCGCCTGCTCGTTGGTCGTACCGATCTTGACAGGCTCCATCCCGTATTCGAACACCGCCGGGCTGTGCCGGTTGGCGCCGCCGAGCCAGCGCTTGAGGGCGGCGAGGAAATTCTTCCTCGAGTCCTCGTCCTTGAAGTTGCCGGGGTGCTTGATCCCCCAGGGCGGCGTCGCGTCGTTGGCGAAGAAACGTGCCGCATAATCCCGCAGCGCCAGCGCGGTGGAGATGTCCTCGCGGCCCTGATCGACCGGCGAGGATCCCTTCAGGTTCGAAATCAGCGGCAGCCGACGGACATGCCAGACGCGCGCCTCCGGGAGGACGCGCTCGGGTCTGCCAGGCTCCCGGTAGAGGTAAAGGATCGACCGGTCGGAAAGGCGCTCGATCGATATGTATTCCGGCTCGAGGCGCCAGATGATATCGATCGGGCCGCGCGGTCCAGGCACGATCTCGCCGTAGAAGTTTCCGTGGCACGCAAGATCGCAAACGATCGAGCCGATGAACTCGAAGCTGGTCATTTCCGGGTTTGGATCCCGGAACACCGCCGCCAGCGGATGTGCCGCGCGCTTGACGCGATCATCGTCCGGCATCTTCTCGAACACCCCGAACGGCAGTCCGGCGATGGATTCGACGAGATTGTCGATCGAGCGCTTCACCACGCTCAGGCTCATCGCTCTCTGCACGGTCACCGTGGCGCCGGCCGACGTCCCGCCCCGGCCCAACCCGACATACCAGAAGTCGTCCGCCGGGTCGCGCGGGCGCGGCTGCGCTTCGGTCTCGCCGCGCAGAAACCAGCCGATGAAACTCATCAGAAGCTCATCTCGTAGCTCTCGCCGATCACCACGTTCTGGTGCAGCCTGGACTCCTCCGGCACCTCCATCCGCGCCAGGGCGGTCAGCGCCGCCTGCACGCCGTCTATCTTCGCCGTCGGCAGCTGCTTGAACAGCTTCAGAAATTCCGATCCGCCGCCATGGCTCGGCTTGGCGCGGGCGTTTGAGACCATCCAGTCCATCACCGGGTTGCCGCGGCTGACGACCAGCTGGTCGCGGATCAGGCCCTGTAGCGTCCGCAGCGCCGGGTCGATCGCCAGCGTGGTCTGTTTCTGCTCGATGATCAGCGGCGAGGTCCCGTAGTGCTTCTCCAGCCGCGACGCCATCTGGAACAGATACATCGGATCATAGACCACTTCCTCGGGATGGATTTCGTCGATCACCTCCCGGACCCGCTGCTCGACCATCTCCAGATCGATCAGCGCCCCTGGGCAGATATGCAGCCAGCCCGCCTCGGCCCATTGCGCCAGATGCTCGTTGCCCGGCGCCTCGATCGCCTCCTGTGTCGCCCAGTGTTCGTCCCACAGCACCAGGTCGCGCCGATCCCAGCCCAGGGCCACCATCGACGTCAGATCGTCGTTCTTCGATCCGTCCAGGCCCAGCGTCAGCTTGCCGAGGGCGGTCATGTCCTCCAGTTGCAGACCCGCATCGACCCGGGCGCGCCAGCACTCGAAATCGATGGCCGAGACGCCGGCGGCCGACCACCGGCAGCAATGCTTTCGCAGGAATTCGCCGCGCCGCGTCGGGGTGCGCTGCGCCTTTGCCGATTCGCTGCGCAGGAAATCCAGCTGCACGCTGACGCCCAGATTCGGGTTGGCCTTGCGCCAGACCGCCTCGTCGAACGGGTCGTCTTCGTCGTCGATGGCGTAGATCACCCCGAAGACCGTATCGTCCTCGACGATATGGCGCAGGATCTTCTCCAGATCGGTGCGCTCCTCGTAGCAGACCCCGGCCAGGTTCGAGCCGGCGGTGGTGATCGATATCCTCAGCGGCTGCGCCCGCGACCCCTGGCCAGAGCTGATGACGTCAAGCAACTCGCGGCTCGAGTGGGCGTGCAGCTCGTCGATCAGCGCGCAATGCGGATTGAGCCCGTCCAGGCTGTTGGTCTGGCTCGCCAGCGGCCGGAATTCCGAGTTGGTCTTCGCCTGCAGGATCTTGTGGACCTGAGCCTGGACCCCGGCGCGCATCCGGATGTCTGGGTTGCTCTCGACCATCGTGCGCGCCGGATCGAACACCTTTCTCGCCTGTTCCTTCGTCGTCGCTGCGCTGTAGACCTCCGCGCCGGCCTCGCCGTCGAAGGCCAGGCAGTAAAGTCCGATCCCGCTCAACAGCGTCGACTTGGCATTCTTGCGCGCGACTTCCAGATAGGCGGATCTGAAGCGGCGCATTCCGCTCGAGCGCCACACCCAACCGAACAGCGAGACCACCTGGAAAGATTGCCAGGGCTCCAGCCGGATCGTCTCGCGCCGCGCCGCCCATTGCCCCTTCACGTGGTGCAGCGTCTCGATGAGGCGGCATGGCTTCTCTGCCTTCGCCGGATTCAGAACGAACGGCCCGCCGGCGTTCGCGCGCGCGACATCGCGCCGGTGCCGCCCGCAGGCCAGAATCTCGAACATCCCCGCCGCCACGCGGCCATCCAGCACGTCGTCGACGTACCGCTCGGCCGCCGCGACATGGGGATGGATGACCTCTTGCTTCATTGCAGTTGACGCCCGATCCCGTCATAAGGGTCGCTCGGGTCGAACGGCGCCTCCGCCTCGCTAGGTTCGCTCTCCTGCATCCCGAAGAAGTCGAACAGGTCGCCCTGGGCGGTGCCGCTCGTGCGGATCCGGGCGACCGGCGTCGCCCCGAACATCGGCATGATCCCCATGTACTCCTTCATCGCCCTGTTGGCCATGAACCGCTCGGGCGAGCCCTGGCGATAGCCGTTCGGCGTCGTCACGTATTCGCCCGACCCCGCCTCGAGGCGCTCCCGCGCCTGGATCGAGCGCTCGTTCCTCGCCCAGATTTCATACTGGACGCAAGCCATCTCCAGCGCGCGCAGATCGATGCTCGCGAGGTTCTGCTTCGGCGCCAGCGTCGCGATCGCCTCGCGCCAGGCGAGCTGGCCCCAGCGCCCCAGCGTCGCCGGAACCGGAACGCCCGCGAGTTTGGCGATATCCATCCCGTCGGCGACCAGACCCCGTGCGCCTTGCCGTGCTTTACGGCCAGTCATGGTAGGTGTTCGTCCTGTCATGCTCCTCCGGCGGGATACCCCCCCCTATAGATTTCGTCCCCCGCTAAAATCTTCCTTCCCACGCCGGTCCCTG